GAGGCGTTTGACCCGTTCGCGGTGAAGGCCGGTCGGCGCAACAGTGCGTCAGACTACGCGGTGATGAAGGCAATGCACCGCGATACCAAAGCGTACTACATGAAGATGGCCGACTACCTCAAGGCGTTGGGCGTCATGGATGACGACGAGGACAGCGAAGACGCCGCGGAGCTGATGATGGAGATGGACGAAGCACCGGCTGAGACCAAGGCGCTCTCAATGCACACCATCCACGTGATGGTGTGTCAGGCCGTTTGCGACGCCCTCGAAGACCTCGACCTGATTGATGAGGAGGGCGAGGACAGCGACGAAGAGGGGCAGATGCTTGCGGCGATGGCGCGGCCTGTCATGGAGGCGTACCGCAAGTGTGCCAGTTACGAGAGCGATGATGACTATCCGACCGTTCACGTGTATGATACGTATGCGGTCGCGTGTCTGGGCGAGGGTGAAGACTGGAAGATCCCGTACCGCATCGAAGGCGGCGAAGTGGTGCTTGACACGCCAGACGCCTGGGAGCGTGTGGAAGTTGAGTGGTCGCCGGTCGAAGGGGCAGCCGGGCTCAATGAGCAGGGCATGCAGGTGAAGATGCTCGATGACGGTACCCTGGTGGCTCAGGCGGTACGGTTCGGGACGCCAGACGAGCACGATATGAGCGCGTACAAGGATTTCTTCACCAAGGATACCAACTTCTGGCTTGACCAGTGGGGCAAGCGCCCAATGTTGTACCATCACGCCATGGACGAGGGCACCCGCGATGCGCCGGTAATCGGCACGTGGGTGAAGGCGTGGGCCGACGACGCGGGCGTATGGCTCCAGGGGCAGCTCGACAAGGCGCACAAGTATTACACGGCGATCAAAGAGCTTGCACGGCGCGGGCTGTTGCGCGTATCGACCGACTCGGCACCGCACCTGGTGCAGCGCGAGGCGCTGTCAGGCGGTGTCAACTACGTGAAGACCTGGCCGATTATGGCAGCCAGCCTCACAGTATCCCCAGCGGAACCTCGATTACTTCCCGCTGAGCTCAAGGCTGAACTGGCCGAGCTCGGCATCGACATAGCAGGCCAAGAGGCGGACGACGCAGACCTGTTCGAGAGGCTCGACGGAGCAAAGGGACAGCACGCAGAAGCGCGGCGGCTTGCGGTGGAACTCGACATCCTAGCACTAGAGGTATCATCATGAGCCTACCAACCACGGTGTCCGATGCGATCAACGCGGCACGCTCCGCGATTGCAGCGGGCGACTACGCCGAGGCTGAGCGCCTGACTGCTCACGCCAAAGCACTCAAGGCCCTGTCGAACGTCGGAGGGGAGACGCTTCCCCGCTTGCCCATGAGCGAGGCGTCGGTGCCGGAGGCATCGAACAACGTTGCTTTGAAGGCGTGGTACGCCGGTCAGTTCGGCGGCGACCTGTCGGCGGACGCTGACAAGGTGATGGCCGATCTCTACGGGAGCAACTACCAGGCCGAGGCGTACGCCAAGAGCGCGTCGTTCCTGCGCTACATCCGCACGGGACAGATGGACGAGTACGCTCGTCGCATCGTGATGACCCCGGGGCAGGTCATGAAGGCCCTTGCGGAGGGGCAGACCTACAGCTCGCTCAAGGCGACGCAGGTTGAGAGCCAGGACGTGTTCGGTGGCTTTCTAGTCCCCGAAGACTTCCGCGACATGGTCGTTCGGCGTATCCAAGGTCTCACGCCGATGCGCCAGATCGCGACCGCACTCAGCACCAGCCGCGACCGCGTGACCATGCCAGTGATTACCGGCGGTGACGATCGGTACGTTGGTTCGGTGCGCGTGACCAAGGTTGACGAGTCGCCGACCAGCACCCAGGCGCAGACGGACGCGACGTTTGGTAGCGTGACCATTCCGGTGCACACCGTGATGGCGCACGCATCGCTCAGCAAGAACCTCATTGAGGACAGCCAGGGCGCGGCGTCGATTGTGCCGATCATGCAGGATCAGTTCGCAAGCGCGTTCTCGATCTTCGAGGATGAGCAGTTCCTCATTGGCAACGGTGTAGGCGGCCCGCAGGGTATCTTGCAGAACGCCACGACCGGCGGCCCGTACACCTACGCCTACGGCTCAGTGGCAACGGTGAACAGCGGCAACGCGACGGCCATCACGGCTGACGCGGTGCGGGCGCTCCCGTACGCGATCGCCACACAGTACCGTTCGGCTGGCGGCATGTGGCTGATGAGCCGTGGTACGCTCCGCGTGATCAAGAGCCTCAAGGCGGGCGACGGCACCTACCTGTGGAGCAGCCGCGGTGACACCCCGGCGCTGTCCCAGGGCGCTCCTGCATCGCTAGAGGGCTACCCGATCATGGAGACCGAAGTACTGGCCAGCCCCACCACCAACAGCGGGGCAGCCTATACCGCGAACGTGTTCCCGATCCTGTTCATCACCCGACCGTTCTACCTCATCGTTGACAAGCCGGTCGGCGGCATGGCGGTGGAGCGGTACGAGGACAGCACCACGGCGAAGACGAACACGGTCGTGCTCGTGCTGCGCCGTCGCATGGGTGGTCAGGTCGTGCAGCCCTGGGCCGGTGCTGCCATGAAGATCTCAGCCTAAGGAGGAATCGACCAATGGGCTTTCATGATTACTTTTCCTCCGGTGCGGTGAACGTTCGCTCGACTGCGAGCGGCACGTTTGTCAACACGGAGACCAACGGGACGGCGGCAGCCTACCCCGCGTTCAACCACGAGTATCACGCAGCGGTGTTTGTGGGCACGATCGCCAACGACGGAACCATTCTGGTGTTTGCCGCTGACGCCGCCACCCCGGTGGGCACGGCGTTGATCGGCACGGTCAACGTGGGCAGCAGCAACGGGTTGGGTGTGTTCGAGTTCAAGAGCGACACGCTCACGGGCATCGGTACCCAGTACACCCACTGGACAGCTCAGCTCAAGGTGAACGCGGGCGGCACCTGGCGCGGTGGGCTTCTGCTCATCGATCACGGGCCACGCAACGCGGGCACGACCCCGGCGGCGAACGGTATTGCATCCCTCGGGACGCTCTACTACTAGGAGGTGCGTTGATGACGTACAACGTACCGGTTCGTACGCTTCAGGGCGGTACCACGCAGCAGATCGCCAGTGGCGGCACGCTGCAAGTCGATGGGGTGTTCCTCCTCGGCGGTACCGCGCTGAAGGCAGCCTATGGCACAGCCACCATCACGGCGGGCGGTTCGGTGTTTGTCAACACCGGGCTGACCACGGTGCTAAGTGCCACGTCAAACCCGATCGTGGGCGCGGCGGCGGTCAACGGTGCAGCGGGCACCTACGAGGTGAAGATTGACAACGCTCGTTGGGCGAACGGTTCAATCACGCTTCTGTCGGTGGCCAACGGCACCATCACACCCGGCGGTGGCAACGTCACGTGGATGGCGTTTGGCGCGTAGGACGTGTGCTATACTGAGCGGGAGGGGAAGCCCTCCCGCTCTTCACTGCTATGACGACACCTCGCTACACAACCCTCGGCACGCTTCGCGAGTACCTGTCTCCAGACGATCAACTGGGGACGGTTCAGGACGACCTGCTGACCCAGTGCATCCTACGGGCCGAGGCGGCAATCGACGCCTACACCCGGCGCAACTTCGCAGGGACAGCAGGCACGGCGTATTACAGCCGCTACCACGCGGATCGGGTGCGCAACCAAGCGTTCTACCTTGATCGCGATCTCTTCAGCCTGGTGGGCCTCGTCAATGGCGATGGGCGCAACATCCCGCTGGGGAGCGTGTGGCTTGAGCCGCGCAACAACAACCCGCCGTACCGTATTCTTCGGTTCAAGAGTGCGTTCGTCTGGACGTGGTCGACGGACACGGACGTGATTGTCTCCGGGACGTTCGGGTTCTCAACCGTCGCACCCACCGACATTCAGCAAGCGACCGTACGCTACGCCGCCTACCTTTTCAAGCAAAAGGACGTGGGCGTAACAGACACGGCAGGGTTCCAGGAAGGCGGCGAGGTGCAGTACAATAGCGGCATGCCCAATGATGTGCGGTGGCTCTTGGCACCGTATCGAAGCCGCACGGGAGGGGCGTACTAGGACGTGCTCCGAGCTCGGCGTAGGCGGCCACCTACGCGACGAGCCGCGACCCTGGCGGTGCTCGGAGCGACTCAGGGCTCACACTGAGGGAGTGTATGAGAATCCTATGGTGTTCGGATCACCCAGCCGCTACGAGCGGCTACTCGGTGCAGACCGCGTTGACTGCACCTCGATTACAACGGGCAGGCATCGCTGACGTCGCCCTGCTCGCTTCCTACGGACAGCACGGCCACATCAGCGAGTACGCCGGGTTGCGTGTCTACCCCGGCGGTCACGATTCGTTCGGTCAGGACGTTATCCCTGACGCCGCCAAGGATTGGCGGGCCGACATCGTGATTACGCTCAAGGATAGCTTCGTTTACAAGCCCGAAACGTTTCGGGGCTTTCGCTGGTGCCCACTGACCCCAGTGGATCACGACCCAGCCCCTCCGGCGGTGGTAGCAGCACTTCGCGGTGCATACTCCCCGATTGCGTATGCACCGAACGGCGTGCGCTCCCTTCGCCGGGAGGGGTTCGACCCGTTGTACGCTCCCCACGGGTTCGACTCCAACCAGTTCTGGCCGATGGACAAGGGCGAAGCGCGGCGCACGCTGGGGCTTCCGGAAGATGCGTTCATCGTCGGCACGGTGGCAGTCAACCGCGGCGGGTTGCCGTCACGCAAGGCGTGGGACGAGCTGCTGGCTGGTGTGGGCATGTTCCGGAAGGATAATCCGGACGTCAAAACGCTCTACTTGACCCACACGCACCCGGCGGACGATGGGCACGAGGGCGGCATCCCGCTGCGTCAGGTTGCCAACGACCACGGTATTGCAGACATTACGCTGTTTCCCCACGTGAGCAACTACCGCATGGGCGTGAGCCCTGACCACCTGCGTCTGGTCTACAACGCCATGGATGTACTGCTCGCCGTCTCACTGGGCGAGGGGTTCGGCATCCCAACGCTTGAAGCCCAAGCGTGTGGTGTGCCGGTCATTGCGGGCCGGTGGGCGGCCCAGACTGACCTCGTGTGGTCAGGGTGGTTCGTGGAGACTGACGAGGCGCACCGCTACCGCACGACCCAGATGAGCTATGTGTACATGCCAGAGCCGGAGGCGATCGCTGACCGTATCCAGCAGGCGTATGCAGCGCGTGGGAGTGCCGTGCTGCGAGAGCAAGCTATCCAGGGTGCGGCACCGTACCAGATCGACCGCGTGGTAGCCGAGCACTGGAAGCCGATGCTTGAACAGCTCGAACGGCGCATTGCACGAGAGCGGAGCGTGCCGCGTGGTGTGGTACGGATCGTGACGCCCAGGGAGGTGCTGGCATGAGTGTGTACGTCATTACGCCCTGGTACGGCGACACGTACCAGTTGATCGAAGCGTACGCCAAGGCGGTGGCCGGTGCGACCGTGGTAGCTGTTGACAACGCCACACCCGACGCTACGGCGGAGGCGCTCAGTACCACGCCCTGGCGCGTGCTGCGCCAAAATGAAAACGCAGGGTTCGCGGGCGGCAACAACATTGGCTACCACGCGATCTTCGAAGAAGCACAGCCCAGTGACGTGATTGTCTTCTTGAACAGCGACGTCGCCCTGCCCGAGCAAGGCGATTTCATCGCATCGGTCGCCCACGACGTGAAGCACGGGGCTGTCTACGGGCCATCGCTTCAGGCGCAACTGGTCGCAGGGCGCTTTGTACCATATCTGGAAGGGTGGTGTGTTGCCGCGACAAAGGAAACTTGGGAGCACATCGCGTACGCCGACCAACTGGGGCCGTGGGACGCGAAGGGCTACCCTGGGCCATACTGGGAGGACAACGATCTGTGCTTGCGGGCGCTGAACGCGGGTGTTTCGCTCATTCAGACCAACTGGCCGATTGTGCACTTGGGCGGGCGTTCGACCGGGAGTATTACGAAGTGGGCGCACTCGCTCGAACAAAACCGGGCGACGTTCGCGAAGCTCGCGATGGAGATCCTACCCGCTCCCCGGGAGAAGATTGGGCCTGCGGAAGCGGCGTTCCGTGCGAACGTGCAGCAGCAGACCGACATCCGGCACCACCTGCCGCTCCTGCGTTCGCTAGGGCAAGGGTTGGTTGTGGAGTGCGGCGTACGAAGTGGTCAGTCAACCTCAGCGTTGCTGGCGGGCGTGGAGCAGCAGGGCGGTATGCTGGTCAGTATCGACACGGCGGACAGTTCGCACCTGTTCCGCGACCATCCGCGTTGGTCGTTTCTTCAGGGCGACAGCACCAGCCCGGACACGATCGCGGTGCTGCGCTCAGAGTTGCCGCAGCCGATTACCACGCTCCTGCTTGACACGCTTCACACCTACGAGCACGTCGCCGCGGAGCTTGAGCTCTGGCACCCGGAAGTGGCACCGGGTGGTCATATCGTGGTGCACGATACCGAGTCATTCCCCGGCGTGCGTCGGGCCGTGGAGGAGTTCTGCACGCGCAAGGGGTGGCCGGTTACCATCGTGTTGCCAGACAACGGCCTCGCGGTGATCGAGGTGCCGTCATGAGAGTGATCGACGCGGTGCCGTTCTTCAACGAGCACGATCTCTGGCAGTTGCGCTATGAGACGCTCAAGGACGTAGTTGATGAGTTTGTCGTGGTCGAAGCGCGTCACACGCACTCAGGACAGCGGAAAGATGTGTGCTTTCGTGGGCACGCGGATCCGCGTTCGCACCGGCATTGCGTGCACCATCACGTGGTGGATCTCCCCGAGCCAGCGCTCGGGGAGACGACGATACCGGCGACCCGGCGACGGGAGATGTTCCAGCGCAACGCGATCAGTCAGGCCATTCTGGAGTACATTCCTCGCCTAGAAGACGACGCGATCGTGCTCGTCTCAGACTGCGACGAGATCCCAAACCCGCAGGTGATTGCCTACCTGCGAGAGAACGGACTCCCAGACGGGCACGTGGTCATCTGCCGCCAGCGCTTCTGCTACTACGACCTCAATACCTCCTCCGGGTATATCTGGCAAGGAACCCGGGCCATCTCCTGGCGCGACCTGCGCGTGCTCAGTCCACACGTGACACGCTACGGCCTGGGCACGCCAGACGCGCACTACCCGCGGTACGTCGTGGCACAACCGGGTGGTTGGCATCTCAGTTATTTCGGCGGGGCTGACGCGGTGCGTACCAAGATTCAGTCATTCCTGCACCAGGAGTTGAACAACCCGGACACGCTGCGCCAGGTTGACGAGCGGATTGCAACGGGGCAAGATGTGTACGGACGCGAGAGCACCGCGTTCGTACGTGAAGCAACCCAGGATGTTCCACCGCCGGTGCTCAGTGACCCTGACCGATGGCGACACTTGTACCACGAGGAGTACCGCGATGGCTGACACCGATCTGGTGCTGATGATTAACAAGCTCCAAGCGCTGCACCGTACCATCAGTGGCATCAAGTATGCCCCACCACTGGCACAGTACCCGACGCAACTTAACACGCCCTCGCTCCCGGCGGTGCTCACGTGGGTGGGGCCGGGGCGCTACAGTACGAAGGGCGGAGGGTGGAAGTGGGACGTACGAACGGCGCTGGTGCTGCTCTACATCGAGCCATTGGCCCAGAATGACATCCCCTCGAACGCGCTCAAGGCGATTAACACGCTTTCCGCGTTGCGTGAGGCGTACATCGATGTGGCAAACATTCCGCTTGCCAACGAGAGCAACTACCAGTTGACGATTGAGAGCAGCCCGGAGATGACGCACAACGACGGCGGTATTGAGCCTAACCTCTCGTTTGGAGGGGCTGCGTACTACGGGGCCAGGTTACGGATTAACGTGACGTTGCAGTGGCCGTCGTAGTGTGGTATGCTACCCGCACAGATGCACTATGCTCTGTTTTCCGTGAGCGGACACGTCAGCGCCGTATCAATATGCCATCGGGACTGTTCGGCGGCGCATGCCGTTGCATGAGGCGTTCTCGTGCAGCGCAGGCGCTTTTATTGTGTGACGGAGGAATCGCGTGGCAGGTCGAAAAACATTACGCTCGATCCGTATAGGCCGTGAAACAACGAACGGCACACGCATGACGCCACGCTACCTGTGGCGCGGCACGGGCGACTGGGTGACTGACGAGCGGGAGATTATCAAGGTTGAAGAGTTGGTTGGGATTAGCGGCGGCACCGACCGAACCTACATTCCAAAGCTCAAAGCGACCGTGGAACTGGCCGAGACCGAAGCTACCTATCCACAGCTTCCTCCGCTCTTCCTGGGCCTGGGGTTTGCTACTATTGTCGGGCTGCCCTTCACGGGGAACCTCTCCAGTGGCACATGGCAATACGGGTACCACATACCCAGTACCGTCTTCCCGCAAAACGTTTCGTTCACCATTGAGGCAGGCGACAATATCGAGTCGCAGGTTGCCATCTATTGTGTAACCGACGAGCTCAAGCTCACGTTCGCAGCCGGTGAGGCGATGAAGGTTAGCGCTTCACTCCTCAGCCAGTACGGGACACGGACAAACGCAGAGGGCAGCTTCAGCACCGTCGGCACGCTTGAGCCGGTGCAAGTGATTCTCGCTTCACGCGGATCGGTGTTTCTTGCACCCGAAACCGAGTCTGCTTCGATTGCGAGCTACAAAGTGCCCAACGGGAACGTTCTGGGCGGTGAGCTCACGTTCAAGGCGAACTGGGCACCGAAGTACTGGCTGGACGGCGGTTCAATCTTCGCTGGCACCATGGTACTGACCGGCCATGAGATTACCGGCAACCTCATCTTCGAACATCAGCGCTCAGGTACCTACGGCGCAGCCGGGAGCCTGGGACAGATTGAGAAGTGGCGCAACGAGCAGGCTCAGATCTTGCAGTTGACCTGGCAAGACGGAGGCAACTACTTCAACGTGCTGCTGCCGATCAAGTGGGACAACCTCCAGGACTACGACGACCAGGACGGGAATAATATCGTGACCGGCGAGTTCACGTCAAAATACAACGAATCGCTCGAAAACCGTGGACAGATCCGGTTGTACAGTATGACACCCTCTCGCATCATTGGAACAGCGTAAGGAGGCATAAGCAATGGCAGGTCGAAAAACCTTACGCTCGATCCGTATGGCGCGTGAGACGAGCAACGGGACGCGGGCCACACCGCGCTACCTCTGGCGCGGTGTGGGCGACTGGGTGGTTGATACTCGCGAGATCGTGAAGGTCGAGGAGCAGGTTGGCATCAGCGGCGGCACCGATCGCACGTACACGCCAAAGCTCGCAGCAACCGTAGACATTGCCGAGACGGAAGCGACGTACAAGCAACTGGTCGCGCTCTTCTACTCGGCTGGTCTTACCCCGCGAACCGGCTACAACACGTTCGGCACGCGAGTGCCTGCGCTCTACCCTGGCGCATCGGGATCTATTTGGCGCTACGGGCTGAACGTTCCGAGCACCGTCTTCCCTACCACGTACAGCTACACCATCGAAGCGGGCGACAATATCGAAGCGCAGGTTGCCTTGTATTGCGTGACAGACGAGTTGAAGCTCACATTCGAAGCGGGCGAAGCGGCAAAGATGAGCGCATCAATGCTTGCCCAGTATGGCACGCGAACGAACGCAGAAGGCAGCTTCAGCGAGGTGGGCACGTTGGAAAACGTGACCGTGATGTTGTCGTCGAAAACCCACTCATTCGATATTACTCCACTTGATGCGGCTAGTTTGACAGGCATTTCCGGGGCAGATGCGCTAACTTTTTGGATATCGTCCGCTAGCGGCATGATTACACGCGATCGCTTGGAATATATTGAAACAAACACGTTGTCATGCAATGCGGTGTTTGTTATCGACGCCAATACCGTATGGAGCGTTGGAGCACTTGGCGGCATTATTTTCTTTAATGGTTCTACTTGGACAACGCAGACCAGCGGCACCGCGAGTGCACTGAACGCGGTATGGGGAAACGCCGCAAACAGTGTGTGGACAGTCGGCAACAACGGCGTCATTTTCTTCTTTAATGGCTCCACTTGGTCGGCGCAGACGAGCGGTGTTTCGGTGGTGTTGTTTGGCGTTTGGGGCACTGCGGCAAATAGTGTGTGGGCTGTGGGCAATACTGGAACTATTCTTTTCTTTAATGGTTCTACCTGGGCTGCGCAGACGAGCGGCACCACCACGGTGCTTCGTGGCGTCTGGGGCACTGCGGCAAATAGTGTTTGGGTCGTCGGGAACGGCGGAACCATTCTCTTCTTTAATGGTTCTACCTGGGCGGGACAGTCCAGTGGGACAACGGTGCAACTAAACGCCGTCTGGGGCACTGCGGCAAATAGTGTGTGGGCTGTGGGCGCTAGTGGAACCATTTTGTTCTGGAATGGCTCCGCATGGGCAGCACAAACAAGCGGCACCACACAAAACCTTACCGCTATTTGGGGCACTGCGGCAAACAGTGTGTGGGCTGTGGGCGCTGGTGGAACGTTGCTTTTCTTTAATGGATCAACGTGGTCGAATATTTCACCACGGATTCTTTTCAATACCAATGCTCCAGGCAACATCCTGAAGGGCGAGTTGACCGTCAAAGCGCAGTGGGCACCGAAGTACTGGGTTGACGCCGGTGTGCTCTACCCGGGCACGATGGTACTGACCGGGCATGAGATTACGGGCAACATCACGTTCGAGCACCAGAATGGCGGGACGCTGAGCGCCGCGGGTACGGGCGGTCAAATTGAGAAGTGGCGCAACCAGCAAGCGCAACTGCTCAATATGATGTGGCTTGACACCGATTCATCGGGTTCTGAAGTGGCGTTCGGGTTCCAGCTTCCGTTCAAGTGGGACAACCTCCAGGATTACGACGATATGGACGGCAATAACATCGTCTCGGGCGACTTCACGTCGAAGTACAATGAGACGTATGGCGCACGGGGCTTCTTCTTCTTCCATACCGGCTTCGATTACGCAAATATTGTAGGAACCATCTAATGGCAATGCTCTCAGTGACTATCAACGGCCAGGAACGCCAGATCGATACGGACGATTTGACCATTGGGTTCTACGAGGATCTGGAGCAGGCGCAGGCGAGCGGAAAGATGCGCGACTTCATTCCGGTGCTTGCGGGCATGCTTCAGATCAGCCGCGAGGAAGTGCGGGAGATTACGCTCCGGCAATGGAAAGAGATCGCAGAGTCGTTCTCGCGAGCTGCCGCTGTCCCTCCTACGAGCGCGTAGCGGCGGAGAACGCGCTACGCGGCTACACAAAGCGTGCTCCGGTGTGGCTGACGACGCTGATGCTTGCCGAAGCGTGGCACGTCGACCCGGAGCACGTGTCCACGATGAAACGGGGCATGTACTGGGCGCAGCGGTGGAGTATGTACCTGGAGATCAAAGATCGCATCAGGTCAGGACACGAACCCGCACGAGCCAACGACCTAGACAACGAGCCGGAGTGGAAGTTGCTTGAGCGGCGGATGCAGTCAGGGAGCGCGTAGTGCCAGCAACGATCAAGATTGAGATCAACAGTCAGGCTAGCGGGAGCGGGTTCCGAGACGCGCAGGAGGGCCTGAACCAGATCGACCAGTCGGCACAAAAGGCAAGCGGCGGCATCAGCGGCATTGGTGCCATGGCTGCGGGCGCTCTCGGCGGTATCGTCGTGAGCGCCGCAGCCTCGGCGGCATCTGCGATTGGCAGCGTCGTGGGGAGCACCGGTGGGCTTGCTGGCAAGTTCGAAGGCGGCATGAACGAGTTTGCCGCGGCTGCGGGCGGCTCGCTTGATCAGGCCGGATTGAGTGTTGGTCAGTTTCAAGATCTCTTTCTGCAACTTGGCAAAGAACTTCCAGTGTCCACGACGGAAGTGCAACAGGCCGCGATTGCCCTGGTCAAGGGCGGTATTGACCCGGCGATATTGGCATCTGGTGGACTTCGTGATAGTCTGCTGTTCGCTTCCGCGGCGGGTATGGGGCTTGAGGATGCCGCGAACTTGACTACAAGTATGCTTGGTACGTTTACCAGCGTGACCGACGACGCGGCGACCAAAACGGCGTTCATGGCAGAAAGCCAGAATCTTCTCGTCAAAGCGGCAAATGCTTCGAAGCTCGACGTAGCATCGCTTGGCGACGCCATGCTCCAGGCCGGTGGCCAGGCAAAAACCATGGGTCTCTCGTACGAAGACTTTGTGACGTCGATGGGCCTTATCTCCCCTGCGTTCGGAAGTGCATCTGAAGCGGGTACAAGTTTCAAGAACTTTTTGGTACGATTGCAACCCACAACCGGCCCGGCAAAGGATGCCATGGAGGCTCTGGGGTTGTACACCAAGGAAACCGGTTCAGCGTTTTTCGACGCAGAAGGCGCGTTCGTTGGGGTTGAGCAAGCATCAGAAATACTCAAGCAGGCGACCGAAGGGCTGAGCGCCGAACAGCGTGTGCTTGCGTTTCAAACCATCTTCGGCAACGATGCGATGGGTGCCGCGGCAGCCCTCGCCGATGGAGGCGCGTTGGCGTATCAAACGTTTGCCGAGCAGATGGACAACGCCAACGGCATCACCGAGCAATCGGCGGCGGTGCAGCAGGGCTTGGACTTTGCAATGGATAGCTTGCAGGGAACGATTGAATCACTCCAAATTGAAATTGGCTTGAAGTTCTTGCCCGTGCTGACCGTGCTCGTCGAAACGACCAACAACGTCGTTCAAGCGCTGACCGGGAACAAAGACGCGTTTGATGCACTCCCCGGGCCAATCCAAGCGATTGTCAGTGGTATTTTTGCCCTGGGTCAGATGTTCCAAAATCTGCTCGCGTTCATCCAGCCAGCTATCGACGCCATTGCACAATTTGGCTCAGGAGCCCTGAGTGAGATCGTCACGTTCGTGACCACTGGCAAGGCGCAATTTGACAACTTCAACGCGATCTGGAGTGTGGTTACTGGTCTAGCAAACACGGCACTTCAAAACCTCATCAGCTACCTCCAGACCAACCTACCGATCTGGATTGCTACGCTGCTCCAGTGGGGTACCGCACTCTGGCAATGGGTACAGAACGCGGTGCCGCTTATCCTGGAGCAACTGGGGATCTGGTTCAACCAGGTGGTGGCCTACTTCGCCGCCAACCTACCGACCTGGATTGCCACCTTGCTGACCTGGGCAATTGCGTTTGTGCAGTGGATTACGGACAGTATTCCGATTGCCATTGTCAAGTACAGCGAGTGGGTTTCAACGGTAATCGGCTGGTTGACAACCGTGGGATTGCCAGCGTTCTACGAGTGGACAGCCAAGGCACGGGCCGCACTCCTCGACTGGATTGTCAACGAGCTCATTCCGAAAGTGGGGCCGCTGCTCCAGCAGTTTGCTAATGCATGGATACAATACCTGGGAGAACTAGCCAAATCGTTGGCCACCGCAGCGTCAAATATTGGGAAGGCGATCGTTGATGGTATTGCCAATGGCATCACTGCATCCGCGTCTGCGATCGTTGACGCCGCACGCAGTGCAGCACAAGCAGCGCTCAACGCAGCAAAGAGCCTGCTCGGCATCAAATCACCATCAAAAGTTTTTGCGTCAGACGTAGGCCTCCCGATGGCGCAGGGTATGGCGGTAGGCCTGGCGAAGGGTGCACCGCTCGTTGCGGCGACCGCCGGACAGACGGCAGCCGCAGGATTGGGCGGCGCTCAGCGCGTGACCAACACGGCCAACACGCGGAACATCGTGTACAACGCAACGTTTAACAACGTGGGCAGCATGAGCGTTTCGGACGCCATCGCTCGCAGCCTGGCAGGAGTGTAAGTATGACCGTCGGCACGTTCTTTTACCGGGTGGTGGTGCCGGTCGAAAAGACCAACCTCCTGACCAACCCGTCGTTTGAGATTGGCAGCTCGGGCTGGGCGGGGACGGCGAACATCAACACCGCCGGGTCGGTCGTGTTCGGCACGGCTGCCGAGGCTCAGGCGTTCGGCGCGTGGTCGGCCAGGCTCACCGGAGCAACCGGAACGTTCGGCATTGACACGACGTTTGCAATGCGCTCGGGAACCGCGTACACCGCGAGCGCGTACGTCCGCGTGACCAGTGCGACGGGCGCGGGCGGGAGCGTGCAACTGGGTGGAGGGGTGCGCGTACCTGTGGGCAGCGTGTGGACGCGAGTGACGCAGGGTACCACTGCCGGGGCAAACGCCAACTGGAGTATTCGACCGTACCACTCGGGTGCAGCAACCGGCACGCTCTGGGTAGACGGCGTGCAGGTCGAAGTGGGCAGCGTCACGACCTACGTGGACGGCGACCAGGAAGGGTGTCAGTGGTTGGGGCTCCCGCACCAGTCGCAGTCAATCCGGAGCGGGCAAACACGCGCAGGCGGAAGCGTTATTCCACTGGCAGCCCTTGGCCTTCGGGTTGAGACGCACGTGGGCGTAGGCATGCCACCGATGGTCAACATGAACCTGCCCAGGGCGATCCTCGACGGAGCCGAGTACCAGCGCACCAGGGCCGACACGCGGGAGTTCGTCCTGACCGCAACCGTGACCGGCACTACCACGCCAGACCTACACCAGACCCGACGGCGCATCATCGACGCGCTCAAGATTGACCGTACGTTCCCGCCAGCCCCAACGCGCTTCATTTATACCGGTGCTGGGGAAGATGTGAAGATCGACGCAATCTACAACGGCGGCCTTGAGATCACCGACATGCAGGTGATCAACGATAACGTTGCTGCACGGTTCGTGGCGTTCGACCCGATGTGGTATAGCTCACTCGACGAGGGTACGGCGTTGGCGGCGCACGGATCGATTCTTCTTGAGCCTTTGGCTCCTTCACGAAGTATGGGAAACGTGCTTGCGCGAGACCCAAACGGACAATGGGCACCATTGAGAGGTATCGTCGGAGGATTAGGTGATGGTATTTATAATGACGGCATTTCCAGTAATGACGTATTTGCTATCAATACACAATACC